AATGAAGATTGTATTTGGTACGGTTCAGAATAAATGGATTAGTAACAATAAGAGGTATCCACACGCTTGGGTAGAGGATGGTAGCTTAGTTAAAGATTGGCAAACGAATGACCCGAAAGGACCTCGTATGAGTAAGTGGGCTATGAAGGGTTGGCCTAAAAAAGAGTTCTATTCATTTTGGAATCCAAAGAATATGAAAAAATATACACCAAAAGAAGCGTCAGACAATTTTAAAAGAACAAAATCTATGATAGGATGGGATTGGTAATGATTAAGTTAAAAGATATATTAAACGAGTATGGGTTTGGTGGAAAAATGCCGCATATTCCCGGAGCAGGAATGTTCGACGATTATCATCAACTCAGCCCTGCATATATGGATAAATTTATAAAGAATTATAAGAAATTAAATAATAAAAATTTAGTGAAGAAATCAGGAAGTGATATTTATGGTTTCAGAAAAGGTGAAAGAGAAGCACACTGGAAATTCGATGACAATTATAAACTACACTTCGATATAAATAAATCAAAAGTATTAGGTTTAATTAATTTTTATAATAGTCATAAAAAAAATCATCCCTGGGGTTAATTAAGTTATGAGTAATATTGAAAAAGTACAAAATATGATAAGGGGTATTCATGCCCGAAAAATACAAGTTGGTGCTGAACCTAAAACTATTCACCAGAGGAAAGAAGGTGAGAAATGGGTAGACGCTAACGGCCGAGAGTGGATAAAAGAAAATGGAAAAAGAAAACAACTTACTAAAGTACCACCAATAGGATTAGATAAATGTAACGATTGTGAAAACTTAATTTTGAAAACTATTGATAGACATACATACAATAGAATGGGTAGATGTAAATACTGTCAGATTAATTTTGAGGCAGATTTAAAACTCGAAGGTAAATGGGAAGATTGGGTGAATGAAATGGAAGAAAAGCGATGGGAAGCTGTATTAAAAGAATATGAAATTGAAATGGATGAAATTTCAAAAACCAAAACACCATTTGATAAAACTATAGCTAATGCATTAGCAAATCATGAACATAGAAAATGAGTAATTTAAAACAAGCAATAAAACAAAATTACCTAAAGTGTGTACAGGATCCATCATATTTTATTAATCAATATTGTGTAATTCAACACCCACAACGAGGTAAAATAAAGTTTGAACTTTACCCTTATCAGTATGATGTATTAGAAGAATATCAAAACAATGATTATAATATAATATTAAAATCAAGACAACTTGGTATTTCAACATTAAGTGCTGCGTATTCTTTATGGTTAATGTTGTTTCATAATGATAAAAATGTACTTTGTATTGCTACAGCAAAAGATACGGCAAAGAACCTGGTAACAAAAGTTCGTATCATGTATGATAATTTACCAGTTTGGTTGAAAACTGCTATTGTGGAAAATAATAAATTATCATTGGTATTTAAAAACGGATCACAGATAAAAGCAATTGCATCTAATGAATCAGCTGGTCGTTCAGAGGCATTGTCATTATTGATACTTGATGAGGCAGCATTTATAGATAGGATTGATACAATATGGACAGCTGCTCAACAGACACTTGCAACTGGTGGTCGTTGTTTGGCCATATCCACACCAAATGGTGTTGGAAATTGGTTTCATAAGACTTGGATGGATGCTACTGATGAACTAAATAAATTTCATACTATAAAATTACATTGGTCACAACACCCTGAGAGAGATGAGACTTGGAGAAGAGAACAAGATACAATATTGGGTCCAACTAAAGCTGCTCAAGAGTGTGATGCTGACTTTTTAAGTTCTGGTCGTTCTGTTGTTGATCCAAAGATACTAGAATGGTATAAAGAAAAGATGTGTTGTGAACCATTAGAAAAAACGGGATTTGATAGAAATCTTTGGATGTGGGAATATCCTAATTATGATAAACAATATTTAATAAGTGCTGATGTTGCTCGTGGAGATGGATCGGATTATAGTGCAGCACAAGTATTTGATTTAGAAGAAATGGAACAAGTCGCGGAATATAAAGGTCAGTTAGGAACAACTGAGTTTGGTAATTTTCTTATAGAGTTAGCGACTAAATATAATGATGCTCTATTAGTAGTGGAGAATAACAACATAGGTTGGGCTACATTACAAACAATTATTGATAGGGGATATGAAAATCTCTTTTATCAAGAAAAGAATCATCTCATAGTGGATGAAGATATTCAACATACAAATAGATATAGACAGATTGATAGGAATAAAATACCTGGTTTTACTACAACTATGAAGTCAAAACCATTACTTATTGCTAAAATGGAAGAATATACTCGTGAGAAAATGGTTAAAATAAAATCAACACGATTAATTGATGAACTTTTTGTATTTATATATAAGAATAGTAAAACTGAGGCATTGGAAGGTTACAATGATGACCTTGTAATGTCATACTCAATTCTATTATGGATTAGAGATACGGCAATTCGTATTCAATCTGAAAGAAATGAGTTTCAGAGTAGTTTGGTAGAATCAATTGGTAATTTAAATGGAAATTCACCTGTGATGACACCATCTGCTCCGAAGAATAATCCGTATAAGGTAACACTTAATAACGGCGAAGAAGAAGATTTAACTTGGCTATTGGGGTAAAACATGGCAGATAATTTATTTACAAAACTTGGTAGATTGTTTCAATCTAATGTAATAATCCGAAAGACAGATGATAATCGTTTAATTGTCAAGGATTTGGATTTTACACAAACAAGTTTAACATCAAATTTCATTGACCGATATCAAAGGTTGATACAAAATACTTATTCGAATCCATATTCGGTTGCTCAAAATAGACGAGCTGCTTATGAGGTTCGTAAGCATGATTTGTTTAGAGATTATGAATTGATGGATCAAGATCCTATTATTGCTTCTGCTCTTGACATTTATTCGGATGAATCGACAGTTGATAATATGGAAGGTGAGATTTTAAAGATTAGAACTGAAAATGGCAAAGTTCAAAAGATTCTTCATAACTTATTTTATGATGTTATAAATATTGAATTTAACTTATGGAGTTGGATTCGTAATATGACTAAGTATGGTGATTTTTATCTTCAGTTAGATATTGTTGATAAATATGGCGTTGTAAATGTAAAACCAATTAGTGCTTATGATATTACACGACTTGAAGACCATGATCCTGCTAATCCACAACTTATTCAGTTTGAAATAAACATGGAAGCGAAAGAAATAAAAGAAAATTATGAGATGGCACATTTTCGACTTTTATCCGATACAAATTTTTTACCATATGGTAGGTCTTTACTTGAGGGTGGTAGAAAAGTATTCAAACAATTAATTCTTATGGAAGATGCTATGTTAATTCATCGTATCATGAGAGCACCTGAAAAACGAATATTTAAAATTGATGTTGGTAATATTCCACCGAGAGAAGTTGAACAATTTATGCAAAGAATCATTAACAAGATGAAAAAAGTTCCTGTTATTGATCAATCTACTGGCGAATATAATTTAAAATATAATGTAGAAAGTGTTACAGAGGATTACTTCTTACCAGTTCGTGGTGGTGATAGTGGAACAGAAATTGAGACTTTACCAGGACTTTCCAATAACGACCAAATAGAAGACATAGAATATCTACGAAACAAACTGATGGCAAGTCTTCGGATTCCAAAGGCCTTTTTAGGGTATGAAGAGGGTTTAAGTGGTGGTAAAGCCACATTGGCTGCTGAGGATGTTAGGTTTGCTAGAACAATAGAAAGACTACAAAAGATTATTGTAAGTGAGTTAACAAAGATTGGTATTGTTCATCTTTATTCACAAGGATTCAATGATTCTGATTTGATTAATTTTGATTTGGAATTACAAAATCCATCAATGATTCATGAACAAGAAAAAATTGAATTGATGAATCAACAATTAGAATTGGCTGAAAAGGCTATGGAAGTTAAATTATTTAGTCGTAAATGGGTTTATGATAATATATTTGATTTTTCAGATGAAGACAAAGTTACTATTTATAATGATATAGTTGAAGATACTAAACAGAAGTTTAGATTAGAACAAATCGAAACTGAAGGACAGGATCCAGCAGAACAACCAGTAGAACCATCAGAAGATGATGATATGGCAAGAGCTGGTGAATGGGGTGGAAGTGATAAAGATCCTTTTAAAGATAGAGACACTATGAAAGATAAATATGGACATGAAGGTTTAAAAGATGTTGATAGAAGTTTTGGAAAGAGGGAATTTAAGGGTAAATCACCACTTGCTACATCAAAAGCTAGTACGGTTGTTGCTCGTGAGGGTATATTAGATCAACTTAAACAGAAATTCCCTAAAAGTGACACTAGTTTATTAAGCGAAGATAATATAATAGACGAGTAATTACACTTTAATCTAAAATCGATTATATTTATATATGAATAATTGTATCATAATACTTGGAAACTAATTATATGAGTAAATTCAGACATAGCAAATTAAGAAATACAGGACTTTTATTTGAATTTTTATTAAGACAGGTAACAGTCGATGTATTAAATAAGAAAAAAGAGTCTCAGGCTTTAAAAATCATTAAAGGACAGTTTAATGAACATACTGAGATGGGTAAGGAATTAGCATTATATAATATGTTAATAACCAAAAAATTTAAATCAGATAAGAAAGCTGATTTCTTTTTATCGGAAGTAATTAGACAAAGGGGTAAGTTAAATAATATGAATCTCCGTAGGGAGAAGTACAATGTTATTGCTTCTATTAAGGAATCTTATGATGTAAATCAATTGTTTAGTTCTCAAGTACCTAATTATAAAGTATTTGCGTCTATTTATAAATTATTTGAGGGTATAGGAGAATTAAATGCTGATGAGAAAACAGAAAGTTATTTTATTGTAGTAGAAAATGTTACAACTCTAAAACATAAGAAAAATAAATCTTATATGCCTGAAGAGTTTAAAGATAAAGATTTAAGAATTCTTTCTTACAAAACTTTGTTAGAAAAGTTTAATAAAAAATATACTAATCTTTCTGATGAACAAAAGCATGTTCTTAAAGAATACATTAGTAATATTTCTAATACCAATAACTTTTCTATATTTGTAGAAACTCAAATACCAAAACTTAAAACTAAGTTGAACAATAAGGTTAAAAAAATTAAAGATAAGGTATTGAGAATTAAGTTAAAAGAAGCAATTAATTGTGCCGATAAATTTTGTTTGAATGAGTCAAACCAAACAGACGACAATTCAGTTGTTCAATTATTAAGGTATTATGAGCTTGACAAAGAACTCAACAAAATTTAATTCTTTA